GATCTGCCCAAAATCTTTTAAGATGCTTTGGCCATTCCATATGGTCTGGGTTTACATCTAAGATTCCTTGCATAAGGGTTTTTTCTTCTTCAGTAGAAAATCCTTTTAGTGGTTGTCTATTAACAAACACACTACTGAGCTTTGTTGTAGCATTAGCTCTTACTGCTTTTGGAAGATGATTTTCAATCTCTTTTCTTCTCAAATAAACTGTTTTGTTCATAAAGTTCTTTTTTAAAATTAATTGTTTAATAGGGTGGAAAGAATAACTCTCCTATATTTAAAATTGAAATCGCGGGGGATTGCTCCCCCACAACCTCAATAAAAAACCAATATATAGACGCAAATTAATGCCTAATTAAGAAGCGACACATGTAATGTCTAACGACGTATCAAAACGCTTAAGCGCGATACCAGCCGTTTTTAACATGTGAACGCTCGCACCGTCAACATCAGATGCTCTAGAAGAACTTGAATCAAATCCTCTAGGTACAACTGAACCAGCTACACACCATCTCATAGACTCACGACCTTTCTTAGAGATCATTTGTAGGTTATTTTGTCCGTCATAGTTTGACTGATCAACAAATACCATTCTATAAGATTCAAGCGAATAACCTGTAACAGGGTGCTTAGCACGAGCTTGAGCTACTGCACCGTGATCAAATAATGGTAATTTTACCACATTGATTACGTGTCCATCTACGTGCTCGTACGAGTTAAAGTATCCAGTCAAACCTAAGCTACGACCAGATCCTGTAATAAATCGACTGTCTCCACTAGATACTTTAAAAGCATTTGTGCCTCCAAAGTGAGCTTTAAGAGCTTCGTCGAATTCACGAGCACCACCAGTACCCGTGTATAATGTAACTTGCTTGTTAGAAGCGTCAGTCATTCCGTAAAACAAGTCACCAATAATGTTCTTCAATTTAGTTTCAGTCATTGTAGAGTAAGTGTCTGTTTCAACAATTTGCTCTAAAAGACCAGGACCAACAATTACTGGCTGACCATTTTCATCTTTCATCATCGTGTTACCGTTTGAATCATATGTTTTTTGTCCATACCAGTAGTACATTTCACACTCTTCTTTAAAGTCAAGCATGTGTAAGTACTCTTCGTAGTCCATCCAAAGTTTAGTAGTAGATCCACCTTTAGTTGGTAGAGCAAATTCTGCTACAAAATCTTTAGCGTTTCCAGACATGTGGTAAGATTTTCTAACTGTAGTTAGTTTGTTTCTTACTTTACCTGGAGTTTCCCAGTTAGAAGCATTACCTCTAGAGAAATCAACTCCTACTGGAGCAAACATCTGAGCAAATAATGCACCTGCTGCTACATCTGCTGCTGGCATAGTTGCAGAAGCTGATGGGTTAACTAATTGTAAAGTGTATTTCCATGATCCTACAGCATCCTGCTGAGGCTCCTTCATAACACGTGCTTGCACCCCTGATTGGGATACTAATACGTAAGGAAATACAAAATGTTTATCAGGGAAGGATACTTCAAAAGAAGAACCACCTATACCTAAATTTGTTGTCGTTGCTGGAGCAGCCGCTACTGGTCTTGTTCTCAAACGGTGTGTTGCCACACGGTATTCATACTCAAGGCGATCAATAGATTTTACGTTACCAACACCTTCTGTTAAGAAAGATAATGGGAAACGTTTGTCATCTTTACCCGCCAAATGAGTAATGATAGGAGAAAGTTCAGTAGGTTTACTAAGCAACGCGTTTGCTAGACTGTTCATGTCAGTCATTTGCGAATCGTTATAAAACGTCTTTTGGACGCTTATGTTAGTTCCGTTTACACTCATTTTCTAATTATTTTTAAAGTTATATACTAAATCAAGTCGCCTTGAGGTTAGTCAGTTATTAAATACTAAGATCTAAATCGTCTACATCAAAAGATTTTCTTGACCTAGAAGCTTTACGAGCACTTTTTACAGATGATTCGTTATTAGCTATTTTATCTCTCAGGGATTTAGATTGTTTTGTAGTTGCTTTTTTGTCAATAATAGTGTCTAAATTAAAACCTTTATACATAAGGTAATCAATAGCTAACTTTACTTCCATTTCTGCTTCTTCATGATCTAAATCACGTTGTGTGCGGCCATTGTTGTCTATAGGTTGAGAAAGGTAATTAAAAAATTTACTTTTCTCTCTCTCAGGAACTTGTAGCCCCGCAAACTCTTTTGATTCTTTGATAGTGTCTGCTACCCCTCCCCAAAATTGTTCTTGCTCTTGCATTGTTTGTTGCCTAACTTCACGCTGTTGTGCAACAATTTGTTCTTTTTGTGCTGATTGCACTTTACCTAAAGCTTGGCGTGCTGCCTCTGCTTTTCCGTGAAGTTTACCAGAATCTTCGTAATCTTCAAGTAATTCATTAATGAATTCTTTGTCGTGTCCTTTTGTTGTAAAATAATCAGACAAAATTGCTTTTTGACTTCGTGTGTCGTCTTCTTGCAAACTAAAAGAATTGTAATCTAAATTAGGATCATGCGCTTGCATGAATTCTTGAGATTGTCCTCCTGCTAATACATACTGCAAATGATCTTTAACTAAAGGGAAATTTTCTAGCACTTCATCAAGTCTGTCATCCGCCATTTGAGAAGCAATGTCTTTTGTTAACTCAGTTAATCCTTCTGCAGTATCTTCATACTCTCCATCCATCTCATATCCTAAAGCTGATAAGATTTCTCCTACAACAGAATCATCATTTTCAGACTCTTCAATTTCGTCATCATCTTCTTCTTCATCTTCTTGGTATTTTTCTTGTTCTTCAACTTCATCTTCTACTTTTTCAGTAGTATCTTCAGTTTCTTCAACAACATCTTCTACTTCAAGTGTGTCATCTACACTTATTGTATCAACTCCATCACCTGCGATTACATCGTCAAACGTAATGTCGTCTAATTGAATTTTTTCATTTGGGTCCATATCTATTTAGTTTTATTGGTTACAAAAATACGATTTATATTAATATTTTTTATAGTTTTTAATTTTTCAACTTTGTCATTATTATATAACACTTATTACAAATATTTAGGTCTATATCCACCTCTTTTGTTCTTTTTAACTGCAGTACGATACCCTTCAATATATTCTTCTGGAGTTTTGTTAACACCAGGCACAGTAAATGGAGTGTTATCTCTAATAGAAGCAAAGTATTCTCTACTGCCTTTTCTACCTACAAAATTTGATATAGATGCAAGCTCGTTTAATGAATAATCTTTTGATTGATTAGGGTATTTCTTTTGTAACATTTTTGCATTGTTTTTTAACCCAGGAATGTCAGGAAGTTTTCCCTGCCATCTCATATCAAATATTTTATTTTGTAAAGTAGTATCAGCTGCAAATTGTTCTCTAGAAATATTTTTTAATTCTGGAAGATCTTTTATTTCATTAAACAATTGTCCGTACAAACCTGTAGCAGAACTTGTTTTATTTATCATATTAATTCCATTACTGCTTTCTACTGCTCTCACACCTTTTTTAACTTCCCAAGGAGCATTATTAGAATTTTTATTTTTTAATTGATCTTTTGTATAATTTGTACTAGTAAACTCTTCAAACCCACCAGTTTGATACTTTTGTTTATAACCACCTCGTTTAAATTTAAAATTAGGATCTTTTTTAATAGCTTCTAAATACTCAGCTTTAGACATTACTCCTTGTACATCTCTAACTTTAGTTCCTTTTGGCCCAAATATAGTAGTAATATTATTATTACCTCTACTTACCATATTAGGATTAACAATAGACCCCGGAGGTATCTTAGCTAAATCGTCTACATTTTTACCAACTGTTGTATATACACCTGAGCCTAACTCTAAAGGTAAATCAAATTGTCCTGTAGCTGAATTCCATTTTCCTACATTGTTAGTGTATGGAAAGTCAAAATCATTTAAAATATTTGTTCGTGAATTAATAACATCTAAACTTTCTTCGCCAGGAGAACTTCTTGACATTTTTACTATATAAGGGTTTTTTCCTCCATATGTATTAAGTAAGCTTCTTGGGTCATCTGGACCTGAACCTGCAATCCAATTTTGATCTGTAGTAGTATTCAAAACATCAAAATCAGTATTTTTTTGTATGTCTTTATATCCTGTACGTCTTCCTATAGTTGATACGTCTGGAATAGTTGAACCAAATTTAGCAGCTTCTACATTACCACTTGCGTCAACTACTCTGTATAATGTATTAGGATCTTGAGCTTTAACCGTCTTTTTAACTGCGCTTTTAAGAAGTGATCCTGGTACAAATGGTAATACAAATCCGGCAGCATTTAAACCTGCTCCTAAATAATCTTCTTCAG